CCTACACCTGTTACTCCTACACCAACACCTGTTACTCCAACACCTGTAGCATGCACCCCTAACTGGGTAACAACTTCTACTTTCTGCGTTTACCCAGACCTTTGGGCAAACCAAAGCGATGGATGTGGAAATACTAGAACTCAAGTTGCTGCTTATTGCGAATCGTCTTGTGGATGTATCTAATGCTATACTTAAATAAAGAAAGAAAGGTAGAAAATGTATAAAAAAATATTTTCTTTTGTAATTGATCAAGACTCGGTTCCATTTATTTCTATAGAACTTGATGAAACTGGAACTAATGCAAAAAATCCTGTTCAAGCACAACTTCTTGATGTTCTTTCTAAAGGCCCAACAGTAGTTGAATTAAATGGCATTTCTCCTAAATTTGACACTGCCTGGGATGGCTCTGCATTTGAAGAGTTTACAACTAGTCCCATAATGCTGACAAGTCCTAATCTTGAAAACGAAGATCTTACAAAAATGAAGCATTTTTCTTTAGTTGTAGATGGAAAACATTCTTCAATTTTTGGCATTAACACAATAACACCAGAAGGAGAAATGATCGCAGCAGGGTTATCAAGTAATCCAATAATTGTAGGAAGCATAGTTTCTTAATGGAAGAAAGTTTAACTCCCTGGCAAAAATATAAGCAAAACCTTGGCGATACACGACCCTGGGATATAACAAATCCTAACACAGGATGGATAGATGAAGAAAAAGCAAAAGAAAGATTTTCTATTTGTAAAGGATGTCCAGAATTAATAAAATTAACTACACAGTGCAAAAAGTGTGGATGCTTTATGAAAATTAAAACAAAAATGGAGTTAGCAACATGTCCAATAGGAAAATGGTAGATAGTTTATTTGTTTCTATAGCCTCTTTTCGTGATAAAGAATTAACAAATACTCTTTATAGTTTATTATCACAAGCAAAAGATTTAAGCAAAATACACGTTTGTATTTTGTCACAAGATGAAGACGACAAGCATCCAAAACTAGAAAATCTTTTTGATTTATTTAATGTGTCAAATTATACTTATAAAAAAATTAACTATTTAAGTTCTACTGGGGTAGGATATGCTAGAAACTATATCCAAAGTTTTATCAAACCAGAACATGACTTTTATTTACAAATTGATAGTCATTCTAGATTTGTTGAAAATTGGGATCAATTATTAATTGAAGATTATAACAAATGTTTAAACTACTGGGGAGATAATATTATATTAACATCATACCCCTATGGGTTTGTATATGATGAGTTTGGTAATTTTAAATGTGATGATTTCAATAAACCTCATACAATAAAAGCAGTTTCTTTTAAAAATAATTTTATAAGTTATAATTGCGCTAATACAGAGTATACAGGGGAAGATAGGGGAATGCTTACTGGATATTTTTGTGGGGGACTTGCTTTTGGTAAGTCTCAAACCTTTATAGATACACCCTATGACCCAGAAATATTTTTTTATGGAGAAGAGCAAACACTTTCAATTAGGTTTTACGAAAAAGGAGTAAAACTTATTGGACCACCAAGAAATTACATTTATCATGATTACGAGGGAAGCAGAAGAAAAAGACAGTGGGATGGAGATGTAGAGAACTATCTAATTAATGAAAAAAGGTCAGAACAAAGAATAGTTAGTTTTTGTAATGGAGAAATTTTAGACAGCAGATATTCATTAAAAGACATTTCTTCAATAAAGAATTGGGCAGAAGCCTTTGTAGATAAGTAGTATTTGTATATATGTTATAATTAATAAAAAGGGAGAAATGAATGAAAAGTCCATATTTGTTAAAAACTGTTTTTCCACCTGAAGAGCATAGAGAGTTGCAAAATTTAGCAATGAAACTATGGTCAACAGACAAGAGCACTTTTGATGAGGGCTTTGGAAGGCATCAATGGGCAATTTGGGATGGAACACACAAGGAAAATGTTGAACCTCTTAGAAGATTTCATGAAATGCTTTTACCATTAGCAAAAGAAGAGTTTGGATCAGATACACTACTACCTTCTTGGTGTTTGATAAGTGTGTATGAGGGCGATAAGGCTAGGCTATGGAAACATAAAGATGATAATGCCTGCACTTATCACATTAACTATACAATATTTCATAAAACTCCTTGGGATTTTTATGTTGAAGGAGAAAGGTTTCAACCAGAAGAAAACGATGCCGTTATTTCCTACGGAAATGATCAAGAGCACTGGAGAGAAGAGTTTCCAAACCCAGAAACAAATCTTGTTGCAAATGCTTTCTTCTTTTATGTAGAGCCAGATCATTGGTTTTTTACTGAAGGCCCACAATATTTATATACTGGAATCCGCGCTAAAAAAGATGAGATTGCTCCGAGCATGTAATTATGGGAAGTATTTTTTATCAACTTTATCAGCCTTGTGGATTGTTTAATCAGATAACAAGTTTAGAAACTGCAGTTGGTTTGGCAAGTAGATATAAAAAACAATTAATATTTCATAACATCAGTAACCCTCCAAATGGAGATTATGGTGGAGCAAGAGTTCCAATTTACTCTGCAAACTATAAATATAATGACAGAAGTCATTTAATTGACTCTAATGTTTTTCCAAATATTTCAGATTTAATGGATTGGGAAAACAAAGATTGCAATATCTTAATAAACGACATTGTAGATAGTTTTACTAATGAAGACCTAAGAATAGAAAATTTAATGATGTATTACTCTAATGGATCAGATGACTACAAAGATACGGAGAGTCAATTCTCTGAAGGAAGAGAAAGGCTGCTATTAAATAACTATAACAATGTATATTTAAAAAAAACATTGGGATATTACAGCCGATTTTTTTTAGATCGTGAATCCTCATTAGATAAGAGTTTGTCTTCTGTACGATTTAAACCAGAATACTATCAGTTAGCAGAAAAGGTAGCCCTATCTATTGGACTTTTTAATGGTGCACATTTTAGGCTTACAGACCACAAGGGCATGTTTGATCCAGATAATAGTATTTTAGACTCTGGAGTCAGTCAAATAGATAATGGCTTGCCGATAGTTATGTGTACAGATCAGCCAGATAGTGAACTAATAAAGAACTCTTCTTATAACTATTTGTTATTAGATGAATATATATTAAATAATTTTTATAAAGAATTTAGAGAATTTAAATTTAAAGAAGAGGTTTCTTTTGGTATACTTAATAATCTAGTTATGCACTATAGCCAAGACTTTGTTGGAAGCCCAGGAAGCACATATACTGGATATATCCATAGAGGATTAAATCAAAAAAGAGATATACAATGGAGAATATTCGGGGAAGAAGAACATATTCAAGATGGACCATATTCTTGGAATGGGTATAACAATAAAGACAGTTTTACAAGGCAATGGTGGAGAGAATGGAAGGAATCAAGAATATGAAAACAGCATTAGTACTTGGCGCAGGAGGCTTTATAGGGAGCCATATGGTAAAGCGTTTGAAGTCAGAAGGCTACTGGGTTAGGGGTGTTGATTTAAAACATCCAGACTTTTCAGAAACAGAAGCAGATGAATTTATTGAAAGAGATTTGTCGGTTTACGAGAATGTTGAAAAAGCAATTCAGTTTAAAGGGTATCAAGGAAATTTTTATTATGAAGTTCCTTCCCGTGCAATAGACTCATTTGACGAAATCTATCAATTTGCTGCAGATATGGGTGGCGCTGGATATATATTTACTGGAGATCACGATTCTCAAATTATGGAAAACTCTGCATCAATAAACCTTAATTTGCTTAGGGCTCAGTCAAGACTTAATGCAAAATATGACATTAACAAAACCAAGATATTCTATTCAAGTTCTGCCTGTATGTATCCTGACTATAAGCAGTTAGATGTTAATAATCCTGGACTTAAAGAGTCTGATGCATACCCTGCAGATCCTGACAGCGAGTATGGCTGGGAAAAACTATTTAGTGAGAGAATGTTTTTAGCCTTTAATAGAAACAACAAGATCCCAGTAGCCATTGCTAGATATCATAATATTTATGGACCAGAAGGAACTTGGGATGGTGGAAAAGAAAAAGCACCAGCAGCAATGTGTCGAAAAGTTATACAAGCAAATGAGTCTATAGAAATTTGGGGGGATGGAGAACAAACCAGATCATTCCTCTACATAGACGAATGCATAGAGGCAACGAGAAGGCTTATGAAATCAGATTTTACTGGTCCAGTTAATATAGGATCAGAAGAGATGGTAACTATTAATCAGTTGGTAGATATTGCTTGTAGTATTGAAGGTAAGGTTTTAAACAAAGTGCATATCCCTGGCCCACTTGGAGTTAGAGGAAGAAATTCTAATAACGACCTGGTGAGAGAAAAGTTAAACTGGGATTACTCAATGTCCCTCAAAGATGGAATTCAAAAAACCTACAACTGGATACTTCAAGAAACAAAAAAGAACCCCTCCTAAGAGGGGTCCTAATTTAATGTATTACTTAGGAAACTTCTTCATCCAAGTTTTAGTTCTTGGAGTAATGCCCTTCCAAGAGGACCAGTCTTCTCCACCGTTTGTCATGTAGTATGCAATCTCTGCATTCTTGACGGGATTGAATAGTTCAGCATTAGAGTCAAGATCAAACTTGTCTCTACGGTCAGGACCAAGGTTGTCAATCATATTAATTTGGAACATCCCATAGGATGAGTCCCCAGTCTTGTGATTGCCATTAAAAGCCAGTGGTCGCCCATTAGACTCTTTTTTAGCAACTGCCCAAGCAACTACAAGGTCTTTACCCTTAAAGCCTACCAGGGACAAAAGTTCCTTTAGTTCTAAATCAGTCAGAAAAGTCTTATTTTCAAAACGTTCTAATTTCTTTTCCTTAGAAACCAAAAAAACCTCTTGCGAGGTGGTTTCCAATGTCTGAGCCTGTTCCAGGCTAAGATTGTTCTTTGTATCAAGATCTGAAGAAGCATTAGCAGAGTTCGACAAAACCGTTACTAGTGCTACGATACTGAGTGTGCTAATGATCTCTTTGTTTCTTTCGATAAATTTAATCATAGTTTCCTCCTTAGAAAACAATAAC